GTGCTGAGCAGTCTTTAGCAGCCTATGAGACTTGCTGTTTAGCTGAAGTATATTTATCTAACATTGAATCTAAGAAAGAATTCATTGATGTCTGTAAGTTATTATATCGCATTAACAAGCATAGCCTTTCTTTGCCTTGTCATCTGCAGGAAACAGCCGATGTCGTTCATAAGAATATGCGTATGGGTATTGGGGTTACTGGTGTTCTACAAGCTTCTGATGTACAACGTAGCTGGTTAAACGATGCTTATACAGAGCTACGTGCTTTTGATAAAGAGTACTCTGCTAAGCATGGCTTCCCTGAGTCTATTAAGCTGACTACGGTTAAGCCTTCAGGAACTCTATCGTTGTTACCTGGTGTTACTTCAGGTTGTCATCCAGCATACAGTCACTATATGATTCGTCGTATTCGTATTGCTGCGGACCATAGCTTAGTACAAGTATGTCGTGAGCATGGATACCCTGTAGAGTATCAGCGTAACTTTGATGGTACTGAAGATCACAGCACAATGGTAGTGTCTTTCCCTTTTGCTTATCCTGAAGGTACTAAGATTGCTGCAGAGATGACTGCTATTGACCAATTAGAAGTTGTTAAGTGGTTGCAAGCTGAGTGGTCAGATAATAGCGTAAGCTGTACTGTGTATTACCGTAAAGAAGAACTGCCTGAGATTAAGAAGTATTTGGCTAAGAATTACAAGAACAATCATAAGTCTTTATCGTTTTTACTTCACAATGAGCATGGTTTTAAACAAGCTCCGTTAGAAGAGATTACTAAAGAAGCCTATGATGCCCTAGTTGCTAGTACAAGATTGATTACCAAAGTCGAAGATGCTTCGTTTGAAGGTGACCTTGAATGTGCTGGTGGTGTTTGTCCAGTTAAGTGAGGAAAATATGATTACAAAAGAAGATTATGGTGTTGGTATGAAAAGATTGTTTGATATATTAAATATGGCAGATATACTGCAAGTAATGGCTACAGAACCTTTCTTAGCTGCTGCTCCATCTTTTAATGAGTTAGATGATATTCAATTCATAACAATTTGGAATGATCAAGTAAAGACTCATATACAAACATTTAATGATAGGTTGTTAGAGTTGCAGACTTTGCCTTTGTTTAGGGAAGTTGCTCCTCCTAATTATCCAGAACCTAATTTATAAGATTGCGTAGGTAGTTGTGCTTTATGGCAGCCCTTAATTGGGCTGTCTTTTTTATTGGTGAGGGGTTACAAACTCGCCTGCCAATTCGTTGATGCCCTAGATAGAAAGACGGAAAATCCCTAGGTTCTTGATGCCCTCGTGCCGTCTTAACTTGTCAGTACTTGTAAAGCTTTATTGCATCGAGCAATACGGTCATCTAGTCCTATCGTACCACCATTGATTTTCTTGGTAATTGCTTCTATCTGACTTGTATCAGCTAGTGCATTAAGATTATGTGTAGACCAAAACCATCCAGCACTTAACGCTGCATATTCTGGAAGACATAATAAATCAGGATTATCGACACAATCCACACCAGTATCCCTATTAAAATGTACATAATTATCTTTACCAGTCAGTTGAATTAAACCACGACCATGGTACTTCCAGCCGTCACCAGGCTCTGTATTACCCATACGATTACCATAAGCGATGTTAGCAATCATCTCAGGCTTATGTTCACACTCTAGAGCCTTAGCAGCATCAAATCTACTAGGCCAAGTAGCCTGTAAAGCTGCTGCTCTATAATTTAAATTCTCTTCAACGGTTCTAAAGGAATTAGACTCGTGTGCACACTGTCCTAAGAATGCAGCTTGACGCTTAGGAGTATTGATATAGAATTCATTAAAAGTATTATTTAAAGGCGATAACCATTTAGAGTCAATACCTAATTGTGTTAGCTGTGATTCAGTCATTATTTCACCATTAAAGCATTATACTTTTGTATAACATCATTACGCTCTATTTCTGTGGACTCGCATTGTCTTGCAAACCCGATAAGAATTTCTGCATCTGGCTCAAATAATTTGAGTCCTTTAGTTGATATTCCAAAGGAGGTATTGGAGTTTGTTGATACACTGGAGTTGTGCACCCCTCTAAGCATACTAACAACGCCATCATAGCGAGTCTGTAATTCATCTTTCTCTTTCTGAGTGTTTTGGGATATTACTGCTTGTTGTTCGATTACTTTTGTAGTGTGTTCAATAGCTTTTTGATTTACCGCTAAAAGAGAAGCTTTGTAATGATTGTCTGTAATAGCATAGCCTGAGTAAGCACCAAAACCAAAAGCACCTATGCCAATAGCTGCATAGATGTATAATGAAGAACCACTAGTAGCAAGGCTAAATAAAGCACTAAGTATGTTCTTAAACATTATTGTGGCTCTGCTCCAGCCAGTTGTTTACCAGCTACAGAAGCAGCACCTGAGCCAGAAACAATACCTAAAGCACCAGCAAGCTCAGTTAAACTGATTTCTTTACCAGCATAGATTAAATAGATAGCAGCACAGCCAACAAGTAAAAATCCTAACATCCAAGCCCATTTTGCAATGTCGTGTGTGGTGTTATCTTTACCAGTTAAAATATGTTTAAAAATTTCATTCATTTGTAGCCCCAAGTTAAATAATAAGACACAAAAGCAGCAACAATAAAACAGTACACTTGTACACGTCTTACTGCATTTAAATCATGTCCATACTCTTCTTTTATTTTTGATTCTTCTTTGAGCATTCTAGTCTTGATAGATTGAATGTCATCCCATGCTTTAGGTCCATACTTCTTTACGACCTCAGCCTTCATTTTTAATTCTAATCTTTTTACTTCTTCAAGTAATTGAAACTCTTTATAAGCCCTTTCAACTGTATGATTAGGCTGTATTACTAATGCTTTACGCTTTGCTTCAACTCTTTGCTTTGCTACATCAACAGCTTCGTGTTGAATGTCTTCAATGGTCTTTGTTATCTGTTTAGTGCCTTCTCTTGTAGCGTGTAAACTACCGCTTAGGGCTTTGACCCCTTCTTCGATACCAAAGTTGTGAGGCATAAGTCATCATTTCATTTTCTTTTTGACTGCAATCTTACTCTTCTTAGACTTACCAGCTTTAGATAATGCAATAGCTACAGCTTGCTTTTGCGGTTTACCAGCTTTCATTTCAGTCTTAATATTTGAAGAGACAGTCTTTTTAGAACTACCAGTTTTTAATGGCATACATACCTTTATACAATAGAAGTTATAATTCCGTTAGTTACAGTTATAGTTTTATGAGGTGTGTCAGCACTTTTAAAAGTACCTGATACTCCTGAATTTAAAGCGTTGTTGGAGTAGGTAATAGAATTATAAACATTCTTAAACCAATCTCTCCAACCAAAGTCTTCACCAATCTTATTCTGAGGAATAGGTGATAAAGGATTAATCGCCACTTTCTACCTCCGTTGCATAGCCACAAGATTGTAAGTCATCTAAGCATCTTTGAACCTTCTCACCGATGTCTGTACGATAGGCAATAGAATTGGGTATCTCAATCTTCTTCTTAATCTTACCGTAGACAGCATCACGAGCTTTTTCAATAGAGTCACCTAATCCTACTACTGTGCAGACATAGTCGCCAGCAGTAACAAACATAGGTATATTATCTTTAAGTTCACCATCAATCATTGCAGGACCTTTACCCCATTGAACTTCACAAAGATGCACATCATTGATTGCATCTTCCATTGTCAAGCCCCAAATAGGATATCCAGAGTTTTCCTTTTTAGTCATACGACTGTAGGGATAATCAGGAATAGTAACTACAACACCACAGGCAATCTTGTCAGACACCTTCAAAGTGTCTTTACCATCAATCATATCTAACATCCACTCTGCAGGGTCTCCCTTATGCAAAGACATCTGAATGTTAAACAAAGGCCATCCTGGACGTGTAGTAAACTCCAAAGGCCATGCTTTACCCTTCTTATCAACGATACAGTTAACGTCAATGTAACCTGTATAGCCGATGCCATGAAGCATATCTTCTAATGGCATTAACATCTCATTAGCGAGTTTAGAATCTTGTGTGTAGCGAACAATAGTACCTTGTTCACCAGTAGTGACACCTAGTTCACCATCCATGAGCTTCTTATGTTCCCAAGACTCACAAAAGTTCTTAGAGAAGCCTCCAGCACCAAACCAGCCACCAACACCAAACTCAATTCCAGGACGAAACTCTTGAAGAATAAATCTACCTTTAAATGACTTTTTCTTTTTCCAATATCCAAGCATGTAAGTCATATCAGCAGCAGACTTAGCTACATAGGATAGAGTTTTATCTCCATCACCAATAGGCTTAGACACAAAGCGTCTTGGGTTTTCTTTAACGTAAGCAATAGCATCGTCATAGTTGTCAAAGGTTTGACTAGGAATAGTTTCAATACCAGCTTTGTTGAGAATCATCTCACCATAGTCACGTTCTTGTTCCCAGCGAGTACCAGCTAAGTTTGCACCAAAGATAGGAAAACCTTGGTCACGATAACGTTCAAGTCCATGAATATAATAGATATTGTCGGTAACAAAGATTAAGTCAGCCCACTTCATGTGTTCTTCCCATGAGCTAACTCTTTTGATTAAACCACCATCACCAACTTCAGCACGTGAACCATCTTTGTTATGACGAATAAATATCTTAACTTCGTGTCCAGATTCTTGACTACGTAATCCAAAGGACAGACCACATCCACAACCTGATGGGTCAATAATTAGTATTTTCATTGTTGATATTCTTCTGGGGTTTCGTAACCTACACCAACTACAGCAGACCTAGCAGCACTGCGTCCTAAAGCACCTTTACTAAAACCTTTTCTAAACAAATTAGCAATTTGTGAAGATACTTCTGGTTTAGCTTTAGAAGCTTTAACAATCTCTGCAGCACCTGCTTTAAGAGTTTTAAGTTCTGCAGGAGTCATTAATTGAGAACCCAACAAAGCAGGACTAATTCTATCAATTTCTGCCATTATTGTTTTAGGGCTTTGTTCAGAAATATATTTAGAAACAGCTTCTGGAAAACGAGCCTTAACAGCAGGAACGTCGTTAAGATATTTAGAAGTAGCTTGTAACTGAGCACGAGTCGTGTCACCACTTAATAAGTCAAAAACAACTTGTTCTGGGTCTTTAGCTAAACCAGCTTTACCTTCAACACCAGATTCAGAAACCCATTTACGAGCAAGTTTATCTACACCTTCAGACCACTTCTTTTCACCAGCTTGAGCAACACGTTCTTTAAGAATAGAAGCTTTGCTTTCTAAGCTAGATAAAGTATTAAGATGCTGGTCTACAGCATTCTGTACTGCAGGAAAATCATCAGTTAAGAATCCATGTTCACTTGCCCATTTACGAGTAGCTGCAATATCTTTTCCAGCTAATTCATTATGAGCATACTGTTCAGCGTAAGCATTTAATTTTTCAGGAGGAAGTAATGTTTTACCTTCTTCTAAACCTGATTTACTACCAAAGATATTCTTAGGAAGTTTTTCAGCATCGACAGCAGGCAAACCCATCTCTTGACGAGCTAAAACATCTTGAGCACGTTTAGATTCAAATTGAGATAAGTTCTCTAGTGATTGTGCATATTGCGATTTAGTAGGACCAAGACCAGACCAGTTATAAAAACCACCTTGGCGAACTCCGTCTTTTTCAACACCGTTAATAATGTCTTGACGAAGATTACGAGCCACGTCAGAACCGATTCCTTCATATCCGCTAACTTCTTTACCATGTCCTACTTCTCCAAGTTTACGAACAATTTGATCAATACCTTTAGCTGATAAAAGACGAGGAGGAATTACAGTACCATCAGGAAGAGTCTGTGCTGGTTTCCAAATATCATTAACAACTTTTTTAATGCTTTTAGCAACATCTTCACTAGATTGTTGGGCTTCTTTTTTCCACTTAGATTTTACATCTAAAGCTTCTGTTTGATTGCCCCAAAAAGAACCTTTAGCTTCAACTTGCTGTGCATTTTGCATAGCAGCATTATAAGACTTTTCGTAGTCTTGTTTCATAGCAGCTACTTGAGGATTACGGACAGCTTCAATGTCTTGACGGATACTAGAACCTAAGTCAAACTCAGCAGCAGTCTTTCCAGGTCCTTTTTCAACAGCTTGTGTTAGTTCTTGAGTAGCTCTTTCTTGTTGATTACGAAGAGCAGTGACTTCACCAAGTTGAGCACGTTCAGCACGTTGTGCTAACTGAGCAGCTCTAGCTTCACGAGCAGCAACACCAGCTTGTATTTGTTCTCCAGTCTGAACAGCAGCTTGTTGTCCTTGCCCCGCTAACTTAGATTGAGCATTTTTCATTAAAACATCACGATAAGCCGAGACAGCAGGAGACTCTGTTTCTCTTCCTATGAAACTACGCACTGAGGAACCAACACCTTGGATAGCTTTAGGAATAGCAGAAGCAGCTACATCAGCTAGGCCACCAGAGACTAAACCAGTGGCTACTTGAGTACCTCGACCTGCTCCAAAATAAGAAGCAGCTTGTTCTCCTACTTCACCAAGAGCACCTCCAATAAGACCAATACCAGCACCTGCAAGAGCTAAAGGAGGATTTAAAATAGCTGCCCCAGGAACAGCTCCAATAGCAGCTCCTGTTAAACCTGCAGTACCAATACGACTAGCACGTTCTCCTGGTTCCATATCTGCAGCAGGACCTTTTCCAAATACAGAAGTAGCTAAATCTTTAGGAGCAGCTTCTACAGTAACAGAAGACTTAGGCTCAGCTTTTTGTGTGTTTAATTTTTGAGCAATACTTGCCAATTTAGTAGCAGCTTGTGTGTCACCTGCTTTATCTGCATTACGCAGAGCAGTCATTACTTGGTCGTATGTGTATTCATCAGCCATTAGACTACCTTAAGGTTTTTGTGGTTTTAGATATTTACTGATTAAACTAGCATCTTCAGAAGATGTTTTAGGTATAATAAGTTCTTCAGAAACTTCTTTAATAGTTTTAGCACCTGGTTTTCTAGTGGCATCAATAACATCATTAGTAGTGTAAGGAACTGCAGTTCTAATTCTTTCCAGTAATTTAGATGCTGTTGCTTCTTGTTTTGGTGTTAACATGCCTGAGTCAATAGCTGGTTGCAAACTTTCTTCAGTAATACGACGAATATCTGCTAATTTACCAGCAACTGCTTTTGGTTTATCTCCAGGTCTAATATATATACCTTCTTCCATTTTTTTAGATAATTCAGCAAGACCTGTAGCAAGACCACCTGTTTCAACTGCAGCTAGTGAACGACCAATACCAGTAAATACAGTGTTCATTTCATTAGATTCATCTTTGCTAAGACCTCTTACAGTAGCCGATGTTAAAGCATTAGTCATACCTTTTTTAGTTGTTAACTCAGGTAAAAATCCTGTTGTTGTTCCAGATGAAAACTTATTTAAAGCTTCTAAAGAAGAAGCAATGTTGCCAGTAGCATTAATACCACGTTGTGTGCGAGCTACTTCAGCTCCCGTCAATTTAGGACTATCTTTAGAACCTATTGCTGATAGTAAACGTGCTTCTCTTTGATCAGCTCTAACATTATCTGCTGCCATGTTTTCTATTTGTGCTTGTTTGAAAGCAGTGGTAGCAGAAATTTGTTGTGCTTTTAAATGCTGGTCTACAGATTTAGTCATGTCTTCTAACATTTTTTTCTTTTGCTCAAAAGGAGCCTGCATTCCAATAACACGTTGTATGTTCATCTGTGCAGAAGTATCTTTAATGTTTGAAAAAGCGTTATTTAAATCTTCCTCGTTAGTAGCAGTGGCTAACATCTGACCAGAATATTCTAGCATGCCTTGTTTAACTTTTAAATCATCAAGTTGTTGTTTATTAACAGATGTAGACAAATCACCAGCTTGCTTTTGAAGTTTATAAGCAGCAGAAAATAATCCTTTAGCTTGCAACATACCAGCAGCAGATTGCAAAGTAGCTGTTTGCTTAATAGGGTCTTTTACTTCTTCAGGTGTTTGTCCTGCATACATACTGCTAAGGATGTCTTTAGAAGCCATGTCCTCACGGACTGCTCCTATAGCTTCATACCCTTTTTGAAACGCTTCTGCTGCTGTTTGTTCTGCCATGATTATATGCCTTGTGCAAATTCATTATTAACTGCTTGACCAAACGAATTAGTAGTAGTGCCTGCTCCAGTATCTCCTAATAAAGAACCAGCACCTGAGATAGCACTGCTACCATAATAGTTTGCTGCGCCACCACCTAAGTTATTATTACCACCAGTATTAAACAAACCACCAATAGCAGAAGAAGCTTGATTAACGTTTTGCCATGTTCTATTTTGTGCTAATGTAGCAGCTTGTGATTGAGCCAAACCAGCAGCAGCAGGATTTTGCGAAGCACCTGATAATTGCATTAAATTAGCTAATTGAGCATTATAGTAAGAACTAAATGTATTTTGACCAAGAGACTGCAAAGCAGATTGTTCTGCACCAGACTGTAATTGTCCAGTAGCAGCCATACCACGATTTGTAGTTTGTTGACCTTGTTGCAATGTTTGCTGAAACCCTGGAGCTGATAATGCTTGAGAAGGGTTATTAACCAAACTATTTAATTGATCAGCAGCTTGCCCACGATATTGACCATAAGGGTCATATTGACCGCTACTGGTTCCACCGCCTCCGCTACCACCTCCAAAGGCTCCCATTTGATTTGCTACTCCTACGGCAGCAACACCTGCTGATACCCATCCTGCTGGCATATTATTTCCTTTTTATATTATTGAAAGCGTCACATCTATCCATATTAAATGTACGGACACTAAAAGTTGCAATTAACACATCTTCATCAGAATCATTGTAAACCCAATGTTTTGTATTATTTTCAAAGTTCCACAAATCTCCTGTTAAAGGGATAAGGTTTCCACTATGTTCCCAACCAAAAACAACTCCTGGTTGTGTTTTTAAAATCACCATGTATTTGTTGTAATAAGTACTGTGCCAAGAAAAATCAATGTGCGGATATACTTTTTTACCTGCTGGTACTTTAATAACATAATGCCCACCTAACTGTATAGCACCAAGATACTTGCAAACAGTTTCTGCCATGTCCATAGCTGCTGGTAACTTTAAGGATTCTGGATACCATTCAGAAACCGTAGGAACCATCATCTTAGCCTGTTCTTCTTCATTAGCATCATAGCTACCAAAAGAATCATACGGTTGATGACGCACCCAAATATCCTGCGACTCACGATGCGGTGACAGCTCACCATTATAACGAGACACCTTGCGAAAATCTCTACTCTCTTCCCATAACTCAGGATGAGCATTTAATTGTGCCATATAAGGCAACACATCAAAACCATACCCAACTAATTTAAAGTCTTTTTTAGGAACTAATCTTCCGTTGTTAACATCAAAATTCATAGAGCACCTTCAATCAATACTTTATCAATCTTGTTTATATCTGTTTCATCAGTAGCATGAATACAAAACCAAACGGTATCTTCCAAAGCTTCAATAGCGTGATTAATACCCTTTTTAATTTCAAGACAAGCAGGTGCTGTATATTCAGCAAATCCTTCATCTGTTCGTACTATTACTTTACCTTTAGCAAGAATGCTTAAGTGGTTAAATGTATGTGCGTGTGTTCCTACTACATATCCTTGAGGTACAAACATTTGTTTTGCATATAAACCCTCTGAGAAGTTATGGATAGTTCCGAGATCAATCTCAAAAGTACCTACCATTTTCTTATGAAGTTCGCTAATTGTTTTCATTTATTACTTTCTATATTGGGTTGGTCCTACACCATCTTGCTCCAGCTCTCCAATATTAAAGTCAATCTCAGCACAATCTAATCTTAATGGCACGTTATCGGTGCATAAGAACTCCCAAGCTCTGCGTCGTGCTGCACCAGTCTGGTATATCTGTGGTCTAGACTGGTTTAAGTTAACAGCACGATAAGGAGACCATGATTGATAGTCATTGTCGGTATGCCTAATATTCATCGTGGCAGCTACCTTGTCTCCTACAATCTCAACTCGATTATAAAACTTACGCTTAGTTGTTCCATTGTCAATAAGATTAGTTACTGAACGATAATAAATCGGAGCACCTGAATCTGTGTAAAAGTTTTCTGACATACCGTAAATCTTACCGTTATCGTCATCTAACAATACATGTGTTATACCAATGTAAGTGTAATATAAAGGTCTAAAGTACTGTTCACCGTAGTTACCTGCATCATCGGTAGCCCACATAGTCCATTGTACCCATACTTTTTCATTTACATCGTATACTATTGTAACATTAAAAAGATGAGATGTCAAGACATAAAAGGTATGCCCGTTGTATTTCATTGCATAAGCAGTTAAGTCAGTAGGAGACCTGTTTAAAATGCGATCTATGTAAGTACTAGATACTTTGACAGGAGAGACACCATCTAACAAATAAACACTGTTAGAGCCTGTTTTAGAGGTTCCTACCCACATCACAGTCTGGTCAAAGGCAACAATAGTATTACCATCAAGACAACCTATTTCAAGCTGATAAGAAGGTGCTGAGGTTAAAGGAGAGGCAATAGGATTACCTGCATCATAAAAGAACTCAGTAGACCATTGACCAAAGTCTAAAACATAGTTTAAATGCCTAGCAATACCAATAGATAAGTCTGGTTGAGCTTCAGCACTAATGTAGTCTAAAGCATTCCATGTAGTAGGGTCTCCTACATTACTAGAGTAGAGACGACCTTGTGGTGTACCTACAATAACATAAGAATCTAAAAAGATTGCTCCAGGTACTAAACCACTTGTAGGAAAGAAGTTTAACAAACAAGTAGCTGCAGCACCCATACCAGTAGGGTCATTAATTGTTACATTAGGTGCTGTAACATATCCAGAGCCACCATCAGTAATAGTAATGCCAGTAATAATGCCACTAGTCATCTGTACAGTACCTGTAGCTGTAGTGCCTGACGGAGGAGGGTCAAACACTACTGTAGGAGCTGTGTAGCCTGAACCACCAGTAATAATAGTGGTAACAGCTACTTTATCGTTAGTTATTTGACTAAAGACTCCTGTAGTGCCATTAAGCAAATAACCATTAGTACCATTGTGTAAAAACAAATATTGTGCGTCTAATGTTTGAACAAAGTAACAAGTAGCTATAGGACCTGAAAGAGAACCAACCACAGTAGTAGCAAAAGAAGGTACAGCCATCTTATAAAGAACGTTGTTAACTACAGCGTATACATTGTTTCTAAAAGTATAAATACCTTGACCTTTACCAGCAGGCAAAGAAGGAATATCAGGAGCAGTAATTAGCCCTGGCCTTTTAACAAACATACGCATACCTTCGCTACTCTCAAAGTAGCCATTAACACATTTAGAGTCAGTGTTTAAAAACCCATTACGTGTGTTAATAGGTTGCGTTAAAGGAATACGTTCAATAGGCATATTAGTTTGGTTGTCCAAATGTTACGTTAGCCATGCGAAGGTCAGCTTGGAAGAATGTAGAAGTAGATTCAACATCCCAGTCAGTAAGCTGGTCACGATATGTTTTAGCTCTTGCTGCAATTTCTTGACGGTGATTTCCAGGTACAGAGTACTCAATAGCTAATTGGTCAGCTAAGTTCCATACTAAAGTGTTTAACCACTCATTAGGAAAGTTTGGTACTTGCATACCGTAGTTGATGTCTTCAATAGGCTGCTGAGCCATGACGTGCAATTCATACTGAGAAGCAGCGTTATAGTTAGGTGTCAAATAAGCATAAAGGTTACCTGAGTTTTGACGAATCTGATAGTAGATAGAGTTAGCAACACCTTGGCTAAACTTAGAACCTAAAGTGTTATACTCTTGCTGACTAAGAATCTGCAAAGGAGTATCAATAGGAGGACTAACCGTAATTTGACGTAGCCAGCCTTGGATAATCTTTAAAGGCTTAGGAGTGTCTAAATCAGTTGTAGGATTTTGTGATACAGGTCCTATAACGTATGTAGTCTTTGCATTAGTTAAAGGAATAACTAGTTCATTAACTGTCCACAGTTTTAAACCTTCTGTAGCCATCTGTTTAATAAACAAATTTAAAGCTAGAGAAGCATTACTAATTGTTGCTGAATCGGGAGTGTCACCAAGCTCTAATACACCTAGTTTACGAAGAGCTAGTTGAATGATTTGGTCACGACTTACTGTAAATGTACTTGACATATTAACCTTTAAATAACAAACTTATTGCATGGTCTAAACCAATCGTTTGAGCAACTATAACAAAAGCTCCGCCCATAACAAGATATTTTATTTGATTTAAGTTTTTTTCAATAGAATGTAAGGTAGCTTTCATATCTATAGAAGTCTCACGAAGTTCTCTAATATCGTCATCATGGTTGTCTGTAATAACTTCAAGCTTAACCACACGGTTTTCTAAATCGCTCATAAGTATCCTTGTTAGAGAGCAGCAATGATGAAAGCAAAGAGTTCATCGTAGCGAATGCCTAACTGAGTTGAATGGTCTTCTAGAACATCAGAGCAAAAGATACCGTAGTTTGCTGGAGTAAGTCCTTCAGCAGCAAAAGCTTCTGATACGTCTTGGGCTAAAATACCTACGTGTATACGAGCACTACCGCCTTTTTTAGCTACTGCATCTTTAAATTTATAGGTACGAATTAAGTTTTTAAGTCTAATAGCTACACGCTTTTCAGCATCCGTTAATAGATTAATGTCTTGCTTTTGATTAGCATCTGAAGTATTGATTGTACCAGTGCCTGCATAAACAGTTGACCAACGGAAGGAAGGAGAACCTAATACATAAGAATTATCAACTTTTGGTGCAACTCCTGTTGAAGGAACCACAGTAAAAGTATTACAAAGATTTAAATAGCCACCACCATCTGCAAGAGCAAAAGCACTAGAACCAATAGTGATTCCGTTAGTAAACGCTTGAATCCCTGTCCAGCTATTACCACTAGTTGTATCTAAAGAGATAGTACCTGAAGTAGTAATTGTACCACCAGATAAACCGCTACCTGCTGTAATGCTAGTTACTGTACCACTACCTGAAAGACTTGCCCAAGTACCGTCATTACGCAGGAAGGTTGTTGTGCCACCGCCAGGTGCAGGAATAGCATAACCATTCCACGTTAAGTTACCGTTACCTAAATAAAGGCCATGCCATGTAAGGGAAGAACCACCTAAGTAATATGTATTTGTTGTTACTGGTGCAAGTCCTGTACCAGCTACTGCAGAAGCAACTCCGTTAAATACAAGGTTACTTCCTGATGCTGTAATGTTTGCACCACTTGTACCTACAGTATACGTAGTAGAATAAGTGTTATTCCAAGGATAAGAACTAGAACCTAAGTACATAGTGTTAGCAACTGTAGCTCTAAATTCATTAGCTGAATCAAGAATAATAGAACTACTACCACCAGTAACGGCTAAACCAAGACTAGAAGAAGCTGTTTGAACAAAAGGAACACTACCAACAATGTTACCTATTTGAATACCATAAGTACCGCCAGCAGTAATAGTAGTAGTTGTGCTGCTTCCTAATGTAGTAACACTTTGTAAATTCTGAGAACCACTACCACCGCCTGTAACGTTAGTTACTGCTGTAGGAGTTTCTGTAGGGTTGTCATAGAAATTACCTAAACCATAGATAGTAATACCACCTGTGTTAGTACCACCATCAGCAATATAAAGTCTAGATGAACTAGCAGTGTAAGGAGAAAAACCTTTAAAACCATTACCTACAGTATTAACAATGTTTGTGGCTGTGCCACTATTGTTAGCAATATAGATGTTGTTAGTAGTGTATAGCGTTGCACTGCTGCGAGCAAAAGTACAGTTGTAGATGTTGTCTACTGCCCTTGCTGTAACACTAACAAGGTTGTCAATGTAAATATCAGCAGCACCTTGGTTAGCTTCAAAGTATGTGCCATCTACAATTAAACCTGTAGGCAAGAAAGCTGTGTTTTGGTAGTAGATAGCTGCTGCAACACTTTTTGAGCTACCAGACATACAACCAACAATCTCAAATACACCACCTTCAAAGCGTACTGGACCACCACCAATAATATAACAACCTACAGATTTAACACCAGCGATTGTACAGTTAGTAAAGTTAAACTGTGTAGGTTCGCTAAAAGAAGCAGAAGCTGCTGTAATACCTAAGTCAGCTAAAGAAATATTGATGTTGGTAAAGTTCATTGCCAAGCAGTCAATACACTGAATACCTGTATTGTAGCCAATAATACGAATGTCAGAGAATGTACCAATATCAGGTACAGTATTTAAGTAAAGGGCTGTGCCCGTACCTAATGAATAAACGTTAGTACCTGCATTGTAAGTAGTGGCATTAACTTTCTTAATTAAGCTAAAGCCTCCAAAGTTAGGAGTAAAGAATCTACTACCTGGTACAGCACTAAAGTCAATAGTGATACAACCACCTGATGACACGCTAGTGCGATAGTCATAGATGTATGAAATGTCTGCACCTTCGCCTTCAATAGTGACACGAGCAGGCGTGTCTTGATTAGCTCCGTTAGGCCAAGTAATATTTAAGTTAGAAGTAACCTTATAAGTACCTGCTGGCAAATAAACAACACCACCACTACCTGTTTGAGATAGTGAGTCAATAGTAGCTTGGATAGCTGCTGTGTCATCAGTAGTACCATTACCTACAGCACCAAAGTCTTTAACAGAAACTCTTTCTTGTAACTTAGACTGAACAGTTCTATTAACAGCACTTGTACCACCCTCATTGTAAGTAACAGCAGAAGCATTTACAGTAGGAGTAGCAGTAGCTAGTTGGTCAATAGCACCTTGTACGTTAGTAGATGTAACAGTACCAGAAGGTACATAAGTAACCGAGGTAGCAGGAAGACTTGTTGTTGCAGGAGTAATTAAAGCATTTAGACCTGCAGCAGTAATGCGTAATTGTACGTTATCACTGATGTTAAAAGCTTGTGCTCCTGTTCCTTCTTGACCACGAAGGACTGTTAAATAATCACCTGCTCTAGATGTACATTTAACAATCTCCATCTGTTCTGAATTAGAAATACTAATCAAAGTTAAGTAAAAGTAATCTGTTCCTGTAGGATTAGGAAATAAAGAACCTGTACCAGCAGTTACTTGAATTACTGTTGTAGATGGAATAATGCTGACAGCAAGAGCTGAATAAGCATTGTTGGTAAAGAGTGGAATACTCATAGTTTATCCTAATGTATATGTATTTGGTGAATAGCCGTTAACTAATTTACTTATGTCAAATGTTCTAATAAACTGGTCTGAAGCTTCAGGACGTGTCCAAGGAGGAGCTTGATAGTCTGCAACACCTCTAACAAAGTCTTGTGGCTGACGAGGCTCCCAATCATAAGAGCATACTTTTAAACCGTCCCAACGTTGTTGTAGCTCTGATGCTTTGTATTGTATACCGCAAGCATCGCAGATACACTTCCAATCGCCACGGTCATATCTAGGTGAATAGCTCATACTTGGCTTGCGTCGTAAACAGTAATGTCACCTACTGCTGTATAGGTATTACCTTGATTAGTAACAGCAGTCATCTCTAAACGATAAGTAACTTCATTTAAACCTGCTACAACTCGTTGAGATACTTTTGGAGTGCTGATAACTGTACCACCAGATAGAATAGCTTGTGGTGTGGGGTCAATACCATTCATCAAGATTACTACACAAGTAGCTGAAATAATGTTTTCATTAGTTTGCAATACTTGGCTAAAATCAAATGAAAACAATTCACTTTCATTAGTAATTTTATACGTAAACGAATTAGCCATTATTTTTGTCCAAATAGATTGTTCTGATTTTAACCAAAGCTAAGTTCCTTATCCTGGAAATAGCGTAGAATGTAGTACGGGCTAAAGCACCAAAGATGGGCACTAAAGACGTTAATAGACTTACTGTAGAGAATACCGATAAACTCAGTAGATGGGCTAAACCACGGTTTATGGCTATTATAACATAACTTGTAACAAAAAGCAACTTATTTATTGACTTTTTGATAGAAATAGTAGCTGTAGATAAAACAGACAATAGCTTAGTATATATCTGCCCTTTAACTAAAGATACTGCTCCAGTGACAGATATTGTCAAAGTCTTAAATAAACCCTTTAAAAGGCTTACTGTGGAAGTTACCGATACAGATAGTACCTTTCCTCGTACCTTTAAAATAGAGACTATAGCTGTCACTGACACATTCAAAGCCTTGCTTAAAGAAGCTACTCTAGCAATGCTTACTGCTCCTGTCACTGCCACAGAAAAAGCTACTAAATGTTTTCCTACAGTAGTAAGCACCACAATGGTGTGTTCTACCACAGTGGTCATAAACTTACTAATAGCTTTTTGTACTGTCACAGCACCTGTGCTAGTTACAGATAATAATTTACCTCTTAAGGTGCTAAGGGTAACTACAGCAGTAGATAATACCGTTAAAGCCCTTAAATAAGCCCTACCAGTCGCTATTGAGACTATTGCAGACACAGATACAGTTAAAGCTTTTAAATGGCTTGCAACTTTTGCTATTGAGACCGCAGCAGTGCTAGAAATAGTTAAGGTCTTTAAATAAGCTAAAACACGATTAATTGTTGCTGTAGAAGTAACAATAACAGAAAGTGTTTTAAGATATGCTACTACACGGATAATACTAACAGTAGCTGTGCTTGCAACGCTTAATAGCTTTGCAAGAGCCTTATTGCTAAGACTTGTAAAAGGTGCAGAAGATATCGGATTATTACCGAACATTAGCTAGATATTCCGTATAGAGATACTGTTCCAGAAGCAAAAGAACCCCCAGTTTGACCAGTATTACCAATAACTACAAGTTGAATAGCTGTTAATTGCTGGTAAAACATTGTTGTGTTAGTTCCAGTTGTAGTTTCACAAGAAACATTTGTAGAACCACCACCACTAAAAGGGGTTGCTGAATGTGCAACAATAGTTTTTCCAGAAGATGTTTGAATACCTGTAATTAAAGCAGAACCGCTTGTAAATCCACTATTGCCAGCATATATAGGGTCTGGGGCATTACCAGCAATTATCCACATAGAATCGGTTGTACTATAGTTTTGTTGTGAACTTCCGCCAGAATCTACTAACCAATTTGCCCAGCCATAATTAGATGTTACATAGGTTGTAGAACCATAGCCTAGTTGAACACCTATTCTCGTGTAATTAAATCTATTTCCAACAGAAACTAAATTATCATAAATAATTAAATATTTGTTATAACTTCCTAATCCAGTAAAACTTAATGTTGAAGAATAACTAGCAGTTAATGTACTAATCAAAGTCATAGCACCAGCACTAGGGGTTGTCCAAGTTGGAACAGAGCCACTTCCAGCACTTGTTAATACTTGACCACTTGTGCCAGCAGATACCGCACCAAAAGCACCAGCGTTGTTGTATTGAACTTGTCCAGTTGAGCCAGCAGGATTTGTAGCTGGTGAAGCCACCCAAGAAGGTGCTGAACTAGAACCATTGGATTGCAGTAATTGCCCACTTGTTCCGTAAGACGGACTAGAGCCTACTCCTAAAGCCTGTGTAGCATTTAAAGTAAGTGCTGGAGTTCCATTGTTTGTTTGTAACTGTAGAACACCTGAATTATCTCCAGTAGCAATTAGTCCGCTAGTAGCACCATTAGAAGCATTAAGAATTGTTGTCATGGTTTACCTATTAAGATGAGATGCCGTA